ATGTTGGAATGATTAAACTCGTGGAAATAAATCATCTGTCCACCGATGACAAATCCACAACGAACTCTACCAACACCTAACCACTGAAAGTCTGCTGCGAATAGATGAGTTTTTGTGAAATCTATATTGATACCGGAAAGAGTTGTTCCGTCTAATCTATCCAAGTTCCAATCGGATTGATTAATAACCGTATCACTGGTAATTCCTGTGTTATATGATCGTCTTACAACAGAAACAGTTCCGTTTCCCTCTTGTTGAACGAATACTCCGTTTCTATCGTCAAAATATCCAATCTTCTTCGTGGTATTTTCTCTTACATCAGTGAAGTTAAAACTAGTCAGAACAAACTGTGACTTACCAGGCATGTAGTGGTGATACATTCTAGACTGGTGAATCACCCTATCCGTCGCACCAGTTCCAACGATCAAGGCGATAGATGCTGTATTTGGGTTTACCTCAGTGGTAGATGCTGTACCAACAGTTTTTGTAAGAAGTTCTACCTCTTCACCATAAATGTGTGAATAGTCTGCAAGAGTGAAAGTATCAGATACTCTCATTCTACCAAAAGCATCTGACCCGCCACTAGTAGGTCCCGAAGTTATTCCACAGTTTCCAATGTTGCCATATCTATCTGCACACATGAAAACCTCAAAGAGAGTTCTCTCCTGATTCAGGTAATCTTGATTATTTTTATTCCACTGAGCCATTAGTCACTCCAACTTAATCTTTCTGGTCTATACCTTTGTGCGCTTTTAATTTTTGATGGTGAATAACTTCCTGGATATATGTTCTGAATAATTGCCCCAGGATATTGATTTAGAAGATGTTCAGCAAGTTCGCTCTTGCTCATCATTGGACCATCTACTTCAAGGCGATAAATTTTTCCCTCCCAGACAATATCAGCAGAGAATGATTCTTCTTGCTGTTCTGGTTGAGAACCTCCAACATTGAGAGTTCCATTGAAATCACCATTGATGGTGATACTTTCTTGTAAGAATTGTTGAAAACTTTTCATCAGCATCTCCAGCGTTTGCGTGCTTTACAAATTTTCTTCTCTGGGGTCTTGGAACAATCAATGTTATGCATATCTTTTTGACCCTTGGAACGAGCACAGAATGACTTGCGTCTTTTTGCTCTCTTTCCTTTTGGTTTCTTTTCAGTTACAGCAGTCTGTAACTTTGATCCAGGATTTTCGCGCTTGTAGGCATTGACAGATTTCTGACTCATTCCATCAACACCATCTTTGCGGTTTGATTTCTGCCAGTCTTCTATAATATTTAATTCAGTTCTCCAATCAGATGCGCGAAGTGGTTCTGCCTTGATAATGTCTACAGACTCTATTTCTGTTGGAGTATAGTTGTCTTTCCAATTATCAAAAGACTCATTTTTAGGGGCACGACTATTTTTATTCTGTTGATTTGCTATAACATTGGCAAGAACAGATGCTCCAGCAGCCAAAGCAGGTCCTGCCAGTGCCTTAATTAAACCAAACTTTCCACCACCACGAACTCTTACATTTGGTCTAACACTTCTTGGTCTTGGTGTTGGATTGACGCCACTAAAGTCTGGTTTTACACCAGGACCGGGTCTGTATGCAGAAGGATTCTGTTGTGCTCTCTGCCAAGCACTACCTGGCACATTTCTATTTGCATAATCACCAACATTAACTGTTCTTGGTTTGCTAGATACACCCTGTTTTGCAAAATTTGTTGGCATTTGTGGTCCAGAACCTTGTGGTCTTGGAGTAGCACTTCTCATTCTTGCTAGAGTGTCTCTAATCTTTTTTTCAGCACCTTTGTTATTTTTGATAAGATCTTCAATTTGAGATTGGGACATTCCACGAAGTTTATCTTCAAGACCTTCAAGAAGAATATCTTCTCTCCAATTAGAGAAACCTTCTTTTTTATTGCCCCAGTTTTTGGCACCAACTTCACGGCACTTGACTAATGCACCAGAAGCATATGCACTTGGCCAAACTTTATAACGTGACTTGACCTTATGGTAGCAAGCGTCTTTTTTGCCTTCTTGAAGGGGATTTTCTGGACCTTCCAGATCATTTTTGTCAACGTTAAACTTTGTTTTCTTTGGTTGTGGTTTGGTTGCAGAAGCAGGAATTGTATCTCCTACTTTATATGGTTTTCCTTCGGAAACTACTTCACCTTCTAGTTCAAATGACTGATTCATATTTCGTCCTGCACCTTCAATACGTTTTCTGCTTGCATTCAAACCAGCAACTGGATTGCCCTGTTTTGCAGTAATACGATGTTGACCCTTTCTTTGATTATCAACAAATCTGTTTAAAGCGCCACCAATTGCTCTACCTGCAAGAGCAACTCCACCAATAGCAAGAGGAGCAGCAACAAGTGCTGGAATTTCATGGAGATCTTCTAACTCATGTCTCCAGTTTGAATATGAATCTTTTAATTTCTTTTTCTTTTCGGTTGCCACGTTGATTGGTGCTCCTTTGCGATTTGGATTTTTATCCTTTCTATTTTTACTTCTGAATGCATATTCCTCTTCCTTATCGGAGAGATTTGCCTTCATTTTGCTGGAACCACACTTGGGTTTGGTCTTTTGTCCTGGTTGTTTTGCACAGGGTTTTCCTGCATATTTGCCACCCAACTGAACCCAACCAGGGGTGCCATCAGAAGCACGACTCTTAGTAAACCAGTCACGCAAAGAATAATCACCACTCTTTCTCGCTTCATCTATGTACCCCGCTGCTGCATCAGTATTATGTTCAGTGTCGGTGATTTTTGCCTGAATCCAAGCAGGTAGGTCATCACACTCGGATTTTTTAGCAAGCACTCTGGCAAGTTTTTTCAAGTTGTCCATTGACTTCTTGACTTGCTTTCTTGCCATTACGACTTCATGGTCGCAACCTTCTTTTTTCTCTTCGGTCACTTTCTTTCTTCCCTGGCAATGTGCCCTTTGAGAGAATCCTTTTGGATTATCGCAATCGATTGACCTTTTGTACTTTGCACTCCAACCTTCCGATACTCCTCCGCCATCAGAGCTCCCAGAAGAGTCCCCATTCCCATTTCCATTGCCATTTGCACCATTGCCATTCTTCTTCTTTGTCTCCTCTTTTTCGTCTTCTTTGTGGGCGCTATCTTTCATAAGATATCCAGTAGGCATAACGTGATACCCTTTTGGAATCTTCTTACATTTTTCATCGGTATTACAATAGTAATATCCTTTCTTGCAAGACTTTTTAGCCATCCCGACTAATATTATTCAGACTTATTATTATTTAGAAAACCTTGCTTGAGTAGTTTTGAAAGTTCTGTAGTTGATCCAACAAACAATGCATTATTAGTTACATTGTTAGTTGTTTGTTTTGTACTCTCGTCTTCAAGATCTTTTAGTTTCTTTTGAAGATCTGCCAACTTATCTGTAGTATCGGCAACACTCTTAATTAATTGTCCTGCAACTTCATATGCTCTAGGACTTGCACTTTCTCCTGCAAGTTCCATAATCCCATTGATTGCTTCTTGACCCTTTTCAATCAAAGAATATAAGTTTGCACGAGTATACTCATAATCCTTTGTAATGTCAGTCTTTTGGGCAGGAATTGGTGGTTTTTTAATCTCTACCGATTCTGCTTCAACAATGCTACTCTCAATATCGAGTGCCTTGTCAATCGATTCATAATTATCAGTCATAGTAATTAAATGTCAGTTTGACGAGTTGGACTGTAAGATTTACTGTCACCAAAGAATTCCCAATCTTCATCGAATCCGAAGTTATCTCCAGGTTCAAGAAGTTTGTGATCTGCTTCGTTAATTACACCATCATTATTTTTATCTTCAAGTGCTTTTGGTGTAACCGTATATCTTACTTCTCTCTTTGCAGTCTTGGTGTCTGTATTGGTGTACATATCAACTTGTACCTTACGGATAAGACCGTCACTGCTATCTGCAATAGGACCAAACAGATATGTCTTTGCAGTAAACTGAAGTGTATGGATTAGTGATCTTCTGGTATCAAAGTTTCCTTCATAATCATCCTGGAAACTTACAGATTCTAAAATAATTGGAATATCTCTCTTTTCACCAATGGAATCAATAAGATCAACTGTTAGGTTGAAGTGTGGTTGAAAGTATGGAAGAATTTGTTCTAAAATTTGTAGAGAGTCATCATTTAATTTTGAAAGAATATTCAGTTCAAATCCAATGTTGTATGGAACAGGCATAAAGACTTTCTTTACTTTGCTACCGTCATCACAAGTTTTAAAAGTCTGAATCAAACTTGACTTTCTTGTGGAATCATATTGAACAGATGTCATCTCAAATGACATTCTTGGCATAGTAATCTGAATTGGTTTATTCAGTTCAGATTGTTGAGTGATTTTTGCAAGAAACTTTTGAACAGGTCCATATGCTAATGGAACTTTCATATCACTTACACTGTTTCCATCTCCATCACTATGACGAATATGAACATCGTTGAACAAAGTTCCGAACGATATGATCGTCTTTCTAATTATTTCGTGATAATAATATGTTCCTAACATTAATATGTCCCAAATGGATTTGATTCACTGAAGTCTAGGAGATCGTCCCCAAGACTTTCAAACTCATCGTTTTCAGTGTATTTATCATAAATATCATCCTGTGTATAAGTTAAGACTGGATAAGACGCTCCAGAGGTTTTACCAATAATACTTTCACCATTGTAGAATCCTGGTTGAGTATCTGCTATACCAACGTTGGCGATCTTAAGAATCTTGGTGTCTTCATCCCATTCCTTGACTCTTGCTTCCAGCATAGATCTGGAACCAATAACAACTTCATTGAACAGATAAGTTCCAACACCAGATAGTGTTTCTGGATCAGAAATAGTAACTTGTGGTGCAGAACTATATCCTCTTCCTGGTTCCTGAATATAGATTGCTTTAAGAACATTACTTGCACCATCAAGTCCAATGGAAGCAATACCAACAGCAGTATGTGCGATACCACTTGCTGGTGGACCTGCAATAGTAATTGTTGGTGCAGTTCCATAACCAACACCACCATCAGTAATGCTAAATCTAATTACACCTTGACCACTGGTTTCGATAGATGCAGTTGCAGCAGCACCAACACCACCACCTCCACTAATTGTGATTGTTGGTGGTACAGTATATCCAGCACCTGCATTTGTGAGTAAAATTCTATCAAGTGAAGTTACTCCACCCCTTGTTGTTATGAATCCAACAGCAGTTGCATTATCACCAACTTGACCTGTTGGAGAAGATGAAATTCCAATTGTTGGTACAGAAGTAAATCCACTTCCATCATTATTCAGGTGAATCGTTCTTACATAACCACTTACAACAGAACCAGAAATTTGTGCTGTTGCAGTCGCAGTTCTACCAACTCCAATCAACTGAAGTGTAGTAATATAACCCTCATCCTGAACTTGAGTATCAATTTCTTCGATAGTTGTATCGAGTACTTCGTTTTCGTATTCGAAGAGTTCACACTTGAGTTGATAGACGTAGTTCTTTCCTAACTGATAGAAAGGATCTTCGTGCTCAACAAACTTAACTTCAAAAAGTCTTTGTCCTAATGGGAAATAAACAAGATCTCCTTCTCTTGGGCGAGTTGGAGTTGGAAGAATGGAGTCATCAGTTCCATCATCCTGTCCTGCCATAAATGGTGCAATGAAATCTTCAAATCTCTCTTTAGAGATCGTTAAGACCAATTCGTCTCTAACACTTACACCAAACTTTGTCAGGATATCTCCTGCACCACCATATCCTTCAAAAGTATTTACATATGCTTCAATAGAAAAGTTATCATCGAACTTTGAAGTCTGAACTTCTTCGATAATAGTCTTTGTATTTACATATTTTCTTGGAATATAAGTTACTTCAACACCGTGAAACGACAGGTGCTCGTTTATTAGATCTTGGACTAATCTTTGTTCAGATGCAGTCCCTTGTAAGAAAAACGGATTAAGTGCCATTATCCAATAAAGTCGAGGGGAGGAAGTTCATATTCCATTGACATACGAGATTTGATGTCATTCAATTCTTGCTCTGCTTGTTGGTAGATTTCGCCACCATTAAGTTCAATACCACCAGGAAGTTTTACTCCTCTGAATTTACTTAAGTTTTGACCCCACTGACGCTTGATTAATGCAGTTAAATATCTCTTGACAAAACTGTCATTATAGATTTGAGAGAAAGATGCCGGATCAAGTGCTCTATAACATTCGAGAACGATAAAATCTCCTACCGTTTGTGCTCCCCAATCAATATCCAAATATAGTCTATCTTGTCTTTTGTTGAATCTTACTTGCTTTTCGGGAGTTAAAAGAAAATCAATATCTTCAAGATAAGACTTTACCATTGCATATTGCAACAACTCAACCGAATTGAAATAGTATAGATCATTCAAAAACAGTTGATATTTGATACTAAACATTCCACCAGAAATGGAACTAGTATCAAATTTAAAAATTCTTTCGACTCCAATTACAGAGTCTGGAACTTGAATAAAGTTTGAGTTTTCGTAAAAATTAAATGTGGTGGCAGCAATACCTGTAGAAGTTGCAGACGTGGTTACGATTCCAACGCCACCAATACTGTCTACAGAATCTGATCCTGCACTTACTGCACCAATACCTCTATCAATATCACCTTGAGTAATTTTGTACTTAAGATACATTTTTTCAACACCATCATAATGACGCTCGTTGAAATACTGAATGGTATCATCAACCAGATCATCGATTTGATCATCGTCTACGTTAATCTCCAATACTGGAGCACCAAGTTGACGTAAGCAGTAGTCAATTAAACCTTGTCTAGTTGATGGTTTTGCCATATTACTTTGTCTCTAATTGTGCCTTAAGATTGGCGTTTTCTTCAAGCAGTGCCTCTACTTGCTCTTTAAAATCTTGAGACAAAGTGCTTAACTTTGCCTCAAGTAGAACGTTTTGATTTGTTAATGTTGCTAATTTAGAATTATAAAGTTTAATGAGGACATTTACATCCACTTCATTTTGTTGTTCCATTTATCAGAAAGTTCCTCCATCAAGAGTTGAAGTCCAATGTGGTTTATTAGTATATATGTCAGTGATTGTATTGGGAGAAGACGCCAGATTTGTGATAAATCCGTTCTGACCTTCTCTTCTTAAGTTATTTCCTGTAGTAAACGTACCTTCAATTCCAATCAAACTAACTTGAGTTGATCCAGATACACCCTGCTCAACTACACCATAAGCACCAGAAGTATCTTGTCTGATAATATCACCAGCAGAGGCAGTGATTGCTACACTCAAATCAAAGGTCTTTTTAGTTACAGCAGTCAGAACTTGCTTGGAAGCACTGATTGGTGCGGCAACAGCATTTGTTGACCTTTGAAGACCAGTGCTGTCAAAGTATACGACACCACCAGTTGCATAATCACCAGACTGATAGTAAATACCTTTGATGTCGAGGAAACCTTTGGTTCCTGCTACAACACTATTGGCAATAGTAGCGTCGGGAACATATACCCATCTTCTGCTATCGTCAGCGTGAGTTCCGTGGTTGTCTACTCCTGCAGTACTTGTGGCAATGGAGTCATCCTCCATACCAAAGAATCCAGTTTCATTATCAGCAACACCACTTCCACTGTTGTATGCGAAAGAAATACCTCTATCAGTATTGCTATCGTAACCGTGGGTGATTGTTACTTGTTCTGTAGTAGAAATACCAGCAGTGGTGTTAGCACTAATGGTGATTACCTTTGTTCCAGTGTTGTAACTTGAAACGGTTGTATTATTTGGAATACTTCCGTGAGCAACAACGTCACCAGTATTAATTCCAACAACAGAATCAAGTGTAATTGTATTAGCACCACTCGCAACGGTTGCCATAACCGTTCTGACACTGGTTACATCACCAATGTGGAAAATTGGATCGTTTAAAGTCTTCGCTGTTGAATTGATAGTAGTAGTTGTACCATCAACTTGCAGACTACCCTTGATAATAACAGTACCTTCATTGCTCAATCCA